GCTTGTAAGCCGCGAACGTAATTGCCGAGAAGGTCGGATCGACCGACGTGCCAATCGTGGTGGCTTCGCTCAGGATGACGGCGACGTTGCTCGTGTCGTCCACGACCGGCCAAGGAAGCGTGTTGCCGGTGGCCGTTTGAATGTGTCCCGCCACCTGCCGCACCGAACCAAAGGCGAGCGTTTTCTTTTCCAGTTCGTTCATGAAACCGGCGGGAATCGTTTCCTTGCCAGCCCCAGAAGTCGCCACGTCCAAGCCGACGCGAAATTCGCGTTGTGCCTGAGCGCCGCCGCAGCTCCAGGCCGGAGCGCCGTAGCGACGCAGCGGAGTACCGAGAGGCAAGTCGCAGTTATCGGCCCCCATAGCCCGTTGCAGCGTGCCGTCCGGGGCAATCACGATTTGCTTGGCGGAACGCGGCTCAAATCCAATCTCTTGACAGGCCGCACGGTGTTCGTCCCGCACTTCCATGCCGGCCTGGAGCAATGCCCAGCTTTGCAGAGCGTTGGCCCGCGTTTCAAACGCATGGGCAACGATGCGTTCCGGTTCGGCTTCGCGTCGTTTGTCGGCGTCCAGCCCGATCTTGCGGTCGCCGGTAACGGTCTTTTGTTCGGCTTCGATTGCCGCGAGACGGGCTTGAACTGCCTCAGAATTGGTCAGTTCGTCCTTGCGGGCCGTAAGAGCGGCAGCGGCTTCGTCGTAAGCCTTGTTTACCGTGTCCCATTGGGCACGCTGTTCGTCGTTCCACTCGGCTTGCTTGTCCGCCAGAGTGCGGATTTCAGCGGCAAAACCGTTCTTTTTCTCTTGCAGTTCCTTGAGCTTCGCATCCATTTTGTGCGTCCCCGGTAGAGCCGGTGAACGCACTTGGATTGTCGGAGGCGCATGAAAAAAGCGACTCACCGGCAACCTTGAAAGTTGCCAATGAACCGCTGACAGTTACGCCGCTCAGTTCAAACGAAGTTTTTCCAACACCTGAAAATCTAAACTAATGAGTTTTCCGTGTCAAGTGAAATTGTGCGGAGTCGTACCGCAACGGCTTGCGCCGTCTGCTCCCGCTGCCACGCATCCCTCGCCTCAAAAGCATCTTCGCACTCGCCGGAACGCATCCCCGCCGTGGTCGCTTTGTAGGCCGGATATGTCACCGGCCCCACGTCCAAGAGGTCAACGTCCTGGATGTTGCGAACGTCGTGGCCTTCGCCCTTCTCAAAGTTCTGCTTGGCGACGCGGAAGGCGAAGCTGCTCCCGGTAAGGTCGCCGCGCTTCATGCTGGCGGCAATGTCCCGGCCTAACTGCGTATCGGGCAGGTCGATTTCGTACCGCAGCCCCACGGAATCGGTCGTTAGCCGCAGCGTACCGGCCCCCGCTCGCCCTAGCAGCATGTTTGGGTCGTGATTGAACAGGGCGCGGGCGTCGTGCTTGTCCCGTAACGCCCGCTCAAAAGCCGTGGGCGCGATACGCTCAACAAAGTCTTTCGCTAAGTTGTATTGCGTCCCCGGATCGTCGGCACGGTGAAAGACGGCAGCGTAACCGCTCGCAACCGTCTTGCCATCCTCGCGGGTTTCGACCGTCACCCCGCCCTGAGTCGTCATGCGTCGTTCGGTGTTCATGCTGCTTCGTTCCTTTCGTAAGTTAAGCACAGGTCATCAACCGCTGTCGGCAATGCTGTGGCGGTCGCCGTGGCTGTCAGTTGCCGGAATCCAACGAGTATCGACTCAAACGGGAATGGATCGGCGGATAACGCCTTCCAATCGGTACGGTGCGGAGCTAAATCGCCGTCAACCCATGACATAAAAGCGTCGGTTTTCTTCGCCTTCTCGCGTGCCCGTGCGGTGATATTGAACAGCGTGCGGAGGTATTCGGCGGATCGCTGCGGCTTCGGTTCATCCTCCTTCGGTTCATCCTCTTTCGGCTGTGTATCGTCGCCGCTTTTCATCGTGTTCGGATTCACAAACTCCTCGCCGCCGTCATATGGCAGCATGTTGAGCTTCGCCCGGCATTCGTTCGGATTCATCACGCGAGCGGCAACGAGAATTTGAAAAGCCTGGCTCATCGCCAGCATGTTCATTCGCAACAGCGACGCCGTGTTGTGTTCTACAAAATGCGTTGACTGCTCGTTTTCGTCCAGTAAACGGAAGTTGCACGCCGCCGCAATTCGTGTCAGCCAGATTGCCAACGTCGAATCAAGATACGCTTGATTATCCTCCGCTTTGCTGTTGTAGGAAACTGAATCCGACAGCCCCAGCTTGCTCGGCATGAGGTTAAACCAGTGGGCAATCTGCCGCGTCTGCGCGTCGGTCGCCTCCACCATTTGCGAATCACGCGGCGACTGTTGAGCCGAGTGGAACTTGGCATTGTCGCGGAGAACGATGGTCTTAAAAGGGTTGTCGGCACCTTCGTAAGTCTTGCGAAAGCCTTCCTCTACGTTGTCGCGTGCCGGTTTCGGCATTCCGATAGGCAGTTCCAAGATGCCGCCCGCTCGCCCGCCATGCTTGAAAAACTTCGCCCCAAACTTCTCTTGGGCGAGGCCAAGCCCGATAGCGTTGCGGGCCATTTGGAATACGGCCGCGCCAGACGCCCCGCCGACGTTCAGCCCCTCGATATGCAAAATGTCCTCTGGCATGATCGGCTGCAAGTACGCCCCGTCGCCGCCATTGGCTTCGGTGATATACACCAGTCGCCCCTTGATCCGTTCCGCTCGTGTCCGATCCGGCAGTAGGTTGTAGAGTTCCGCCGGTCGCCCCATGCCGTCGCGGGCAATCCAGGCGTAGCCGTGCCGCCACACAAGGGCATCCGCCATCAACCGCCCCCAAAACTTGACGCTTTCTGTTTCGGGATTCGCTGCCACGCCCAGCACGCGGCCGAGGGGATGCTCCCGGTCCCGCTCGCGTGCATCGTCTCCCAAGTCGTGCCGCCGCTTGTAAATATGCAACGGCAGTCGAGCCACGTCGCCGCTGATGAGCGATACCGCGTGCCAGAACGGGCCATACGTGAGGGCTTTATCCGCGGTGATCGTCTCGCCTGTTTCGGCCCGCGAACCGCCGCCGAATACCGCGTCCCATATCTCAGGATCGTTCAGCGGCAGGTTCGGATTTTCCAACGAGTAGTTCCGCTGCTGCGTCACCAAATGAACGCCGGCCATGATCTCAGTCGTATAGTCGCCTGCGTTCATGCGATTTCAACCTCGTTGTTGCTGTAGTACCACTCTTGCGGAGTCGTCACCTGCGCCCGCCCTATCGCCATCGTGAGCGCCACGATGCCGTCGATGCGTTCCGTACTCTTGGCCTTGCTCGGTTTGATGTTGCCGGCGGCGTCTTGCTCAATTGCCACGTTCGCCGCGTTCCATCGCAGCACGGGATGACCGCCGTGCCTCAACTTGCGTTCGAGTACGAGGGCTTCCAATGCCTTCGCGGGCGACGACATCGACGCATAGCCTTGACCAAACTCCGCAATTTCAAATCCATCGCCTCCAAGCTGCGTGATAATCTGATTAGCATTCCAGCGGTCGGCGGCAATCTCGCGGATATTGAATTTCTCCCGTAGCTCGTTAATGTCGCGGCGTATCGTGTCATGGTCGATTGCATTGCCGGGGGTGGTTTTGATAACGCCTTGCTTCGCCCAAATGTCGTAAGGTACACCGTCTCTGCGGCAGCGTGCCCGCATAGATTCTTCGGGTATCCAGAAGTACGGGTAAACATCATACGTTCCGTCGTCACCTGGCAGGACAATTACAAACGCCGTTAAGTCAACATTCGTGCTAAGGTCCAGCCCCGCATACGCTGGCCTCGCGTCCGCTTGCTCTGGTGTCTCGTTACAGGCGTCCCACTTTTCCATCGACAGCCAGCGTACCGCCTGCTCCGTCCACTGATTCAGATACAGATTGCGGAAGGTGTTTTCGTATGCTGGCGATTCCTTCGCCCGGCTGCATTCGTCCCGCAGAAATTCGATGCTGATTGACTTGCCCAGGTTTGGATTGCACGCCGCCCAGGTCGATTCATCGGTCCAATCCGCCGCCTCATCGAGTTCAAACAACAGCGGCAGGAAGTACGGGTTGTCGTTTTCGCCGTCGCGTATCTGCCTCGCTCGCGTCCAGAGGTCGTAGCAGATTGAATGTCGATCATGCCCGGCCGTCGTGATGCTGATAAAGAGCGGGTCAACCGTCGCCCCCTGTCCGGTTTTGAGCGCGTCGTACAAGTCGCGGTTCTTTTGCGTGTGCAATTCGTCGAAGATAACCACCGCAGGTTTCGTTCCGTGAACGGGCCCGGCGTCGGCGGGAATCGCTCGATAGAAGCTACCGTTGCCCTTGTAGACGATTCGCTTCGTCGATGCGATGGATGACAACATGGCGGAAAGCAACCGGCTGTTAGCCGCCATCTTGGACGCCATCGAATACACAAGCCCCGCTTGGTCGCGTGTCTGTGCGGCCGAATAGATTTGTGCCGCCTGTCGCCCGTTCGCCGTCAGTTCGTACAGTACGATCCCCGCGGCCAGAGTTGACTTGCCATTCTTCCGCGGCAAGCACGCCATCGACTCACGATAACGCCGCGTGCCATCCGGTCGTTTCCATCCGTAGAGCGTCGCCACGTAATCGGCTTGCCACTTCACTAGGTCAAACGGTTGCCCGGCCACAGTGAATGGCGAATCATCGGGATGCGTCAGCACCTCGCGGAAGAAATCGACGGCCCGTTGCGCCGCAGCCGGATTCCAAACGCAGTCGCCAGCAGTACGCAGCGGGTCGTAGCCGTTCAGGTTTTTCGGTGGTGTTGCGTAGTCGGTCATCCGGTCCCGCTAAAGAATTTCAGTTCGGTGGGGTCGCGTTGCTCGGTGGGTGCGGCGGTCAGCTTGGCGCGGTCTGCCGGTGTCAGTCCGTAGCGGCCAGCGAGGGCGAGCCACTTCGCCGAAAGTTTGCACGCCGCGTTAACTTTTCCATCGTCCGACGCCTCCCAGTACAGACGCCATAAGTCTGACAGCATTGCCAAGGAGTCAGTGTCGATTGCCTTGGTCATGCCGATAGCGGTTAGCTCGCCCGCGACAAACTCAAAATGTTTTTTTGCCCGGCCCGCCAGGTACGGAGGGCAAATTGGAACGCCGCCAAGCGGTAGGTCTGGCGGAATATCAGTACGGCTTCTATTGCCTTCTAAACGCCGAGTTGCACTCGGCTTGCGTGGTCTACCGCGTCCCATTGTGAGACTCCAAAATTACAGGTTGCACCCCGCATAGGGGGTTTCCAATAGCCCGAAAATTCCTGCCCCCATACCGCTTCCGGTCTACGTGTTTTCGGTTTCCACAATTCGACC